CGCTTGGTGACTCTCCGCTGACCGTAAGCGGCACCACGGTCACCGCAACGCAGGCGTTTACGGTGAACGGCACGCAGACGTTTAACGGGAACCTCGTTTCGGGTTTTAACCAGACGTGGACGCTGAACGGAGGATTCCTCAACATTCAGAGCGGGCTCCTCTACCTCGACAAGACCAACAGCCGGATCGGCATCGGCACGGCGAGTCCGGCAAGCCGCCTCGACGTAGCGGGCACCATCACCTGCGACGATGCTGGAACCGGCCTCAAGCTCCCCGCGACGCCGGGCAACGGGGACGCGAGCACCATCGACTGTTATCAGGAAAACCCGCTTGCAAGCACGGCTGGCAACGGGTGGACGCCGACGCTGAGCGCAGCCGCAACGTGGGGCGGAACGCAACCGACCGTAGATTATGCGCGATATATCCGCATCGGGAGTCTCGTTTTTTGCGAGGTTCGATTGAGCGGCGCGGCAATCAGCGCAACATACGGCAGCACCACGATCAGCCAGCCGCCAGTGACGATGAATGCATTCGCGTACGAGTCCGCCGTGTCCGTTTCGACTGGCGTAGGCTCCGGCGTTGGCGTTTGCACGTCTACGAGCGTTCTTCTCCCAACGCTCGGCGCGACAGCGGTCATGCGCCTTTCCTGGTTCTACTTCACCACCTCCTGAGGATTCCCCATGTTCGCAACCATCGAACCCGTAACCGTGTTCCCGTCCACCGCGACGGTGCTCTTCATCAACAACGTGAACGTGCAGCCGGGCACGAGCGCGAGCTACCAGTGGTGGCTTCAGGACGCGCAGCGCGCGAACCTCACGACCGGCACCATCAACCTCACGGGCGACGCCTACGCCGCGTGGGGCACCGACGACGATTACCTGTACACCTACACCGCGACCGCGCTCGGCCTCACGATCATCGAGATCGTGCCCGACGCGCCCGCCATCATCGCGCCGCCGCTCCCCGATATGAGCGTGCCGCCGGTGGCCGATGCTCCCGTCGCCCCTGCGCCGTCGAACGACTGACGCCATGCCAGCGAAGCCCGTCAAGAAGTCAGAGATGAAGTGCAACGTCGCTCGGAAGACTCCAGGTCATCCGAAGAAAACGCACGTCGTCAAGGCTTGTGAAGGCGGGAAAGAAAAGGTCATTCGGTTTGGCCAAAAGGGCGCCGAACCGAAGCCTCCGCGCGAAGGAGAAAGCGAGGCCGACAAAAAAAAGCGCGCCTCGTTCTACGCGCGGCACGCCAAGAACATCGCTAAAGGCAAGATGTCCGCCGCGTGGTGGGCAGCGAAAGAACGCTGGTAACGATGGCCGCGATCCCCCTCCTCGCAGGAATCTACACGACGACGACGCCCGACTTTCGGACGGCGTACCCGGTGAACATGGTGCCCGTGCCGAAGGCGACGGGCATCAGCGAGGCGTACCTGCGCCCCGGCGACGGTATCGTGAGCGACGGCACTGGCCCTGGCGTCGATCGAGGCGGCATCAACTGGGACAACAACCTGTACCGCGTCATGGGCTCGAAGCTCGTGCGCATCGACCCGCTCGGAGTCGTGCAAGACCTCGGCGATGTTGGCCCTGGCGGTCTCGTCACGTTCGACTACTCCTTCGACCGCCTTGCGATCGCGAGCGGCGGTCGGCTCTACTATCTCACCGGCTCCTCGCTCGCGCAGGTGACCGACCCCGATCTCGGCGTCGTCGTCGATTTCTGCTGGGTCGACGGCTACTTCATGACGACGGACGGCGAGTTCCTCATCGTCACGGAGCTGAACGACCCGTTCGCCGTCAGCCCGCTGAAGTACGCGAGCAGCGAAGCGGACCCCGACCCCGTCGTCGCGCTCGTGAAGGTGCGCAACGAGGTGACGGCCCTCAACCGCTACACGATCGAAGTCTTCGACAACGTGGGCGGCGTCGGCTTCCCGTTCCAGCGCATCGAGGGCGCGCAGATCATGAAGGGCTGCGTCGGCACCTTCGCCTGTTGCGCCTACCAGGAAGCGATCGCGTTCCTCGGTGGCGGGCGCAACGAGGCGCCGGCGGTGTACATCGGAGGGAACGCGCAGGCGAACAAGCTCTCGACGCAGGAGATCGACGAGATCCTCGCGACGTACTCCGAAGCGCAGCTCGCAGGCGTGAAGCTCGAAGCACGCAACGATCGGGCGCACACGTTCCTCTACGTGCATCTTCCCGACCGCACGCTCGTCTTCGACGGCGAGGCGTCGAAGGCCCTCGGGACGCAAGTCTGGTTCGTGCTCACGAGCGCCGTCCAAGGCTTCTCGACGTACCGCGCGCGTAACTTCGTGTGGGCTTACGACCGCTGGTGCGTCGGCGACCCGTCGAGCGCAGCGTTCGGGCACTTCGTGCAGACGGTCTCGACGCACTGGGGCGAGCGCGTGCGGTGGGAGCTGACGACGCCGATCGTCTTCAACGAGGGCAACGGCGCCATCTTCAACGAGCTCGAGCTGATCGCGCTCCCCGGCTCCGTTCCCTTCGGGACCGATCCGCTCATCTCGACGAGCTACAGCCTCGACGGGCTCTCGTGGTCGGTCGACCACACCATTCGCGTCGGCGCCTTTGGCGCTCGCCAGCACCGCATCGCGTGGCGTCGCCAGGGTTCGATGCGCCGCTTTCGCATTCAGCGCTTTCGCGGTGACTCGTGGGCGCACCTGCCCATCGCGCGCCTCGAAGCCGCCCTCGAACCGCTGGTGTGGTGATGGCGATTCGACGCCTCGGCCTCACCCGCGACCAGCTCGCGAAGTTCCTCGTCGAGCACGAGCAGGTTCGGCAATTCGAGCTGCTCTTCTCGACGGTCGACGAGATTCAGACGACGGGCCTCGACGCGGTGACGCTCGACGCCGGCGCGGCGCTCGCGGGCGTCAACAAACTCGCCGGTGTCGTCGCGCAGTTGGCCCAAGACGGGGCGATCGAAGCCTCGAACGCCCTCGCCATCGCTCAGGCTGCCGAACGCGCGTTAAACGCCGTCTCCGAGCTGGCGATGGTCGGTGCGACGCTGCCGCCGATCGTGCCGCTGAAGCGCAAGGGGCTCGGCACGTTCAGCTCGAACGTTGACCAGGTGGCGCTACTGCCGAACGTGGCTTATCCCGTCACCTTCGACACGGTGGACGTTGAGCGCGGCGTCTGGCGCGACTCGGTGAACACCTCGCGCATCTACGTCGCCGACGGGGCGTTCTACAACTTCCAGTTTTCCGCGCAGCTCGACAACACGGCACCGAACGCTCGCCTCATGTGGATTTGGCCGCGCATCTCTGGCGTCGACGTGCCCGACTCGGCCTCTCAGGTGCGGATTCAGGGAAACGACGCGGAGCTGGTCGCAGCGTGGAACTGGGTGCTAGAGCTGAAGCCCGGCGACTACTTCGAGCTCATGTACGCCGTCGACAACGTGTCGATCCGCATGGAGCACTTCCCCGCTGCGGGCGTCGTCCCTGAGATTCCCTCCGTCATCCTGACCGTAACCAACGACATCTGAGGCGCCATGGCCGTCACTCCCTCGCAGATCATCGCCCCGGCCTTCGTGCCGAACGTCAAGGGCACCGCGTACACGTCGACCGCGGCGAAGACGCGCATCGACTACATGGCGTGGACGAACACGACGGCGAACAACGTGACGCTGACCATCTGGCTCGGTCCGATCGGCGCGTCGGAGCGCATCGACGCGAAGACCATCCTCCCCGGCGAGACGTATCTTTGCCCCGAGGTCATCGGCGCACTGCTCATGCCCGGCGAGCTGATTCAGTGGCAGTGCAGCGCGGCGACCGCGCTTTACGGCTCCGCGAACGGCGTCCTGTTTACTTGAGGTGCAGACCATGATGATGCTCGGAATCCCCGTCGAAAAGCCGTTCCCGTCGACCAGCGAGAACAAGAAGAACACGCTCATGGTGATCCAAGACTGGCAGCTCGGTCCCGAGCAGCCGTCGAACGAGCGCAGCGCGAACGGCGAGTACTGGCGCGGGCTCGCGAAGGCGATGCAGGTCGACGAGGCCGAGGCTCGTCGCCGTCGCTGCTCGAATTGCGAGTACTACGACAACACGCCGGGGACGCAGCTCAAGATGGAGCGCATCCCGTGGAACTCGTTCGATGTCGGCGCGGGCTTCCGTGGATTCTGCACGAAGTTTTCGTTCGTCTGCCACGACCTGCGCAGCTGCCAGGCGTGGGAAGAGAAGGAGTTTGAGGGCGACTGATGGGCTCCGTCGACTCGTCGAGCGCGCTGG